TCCAACCCAGGTTCGCCCGTGAGGGCCCCCTGGGGTGGTGGTGAGGCGCTTCGCTTTCGATTTAGAGGAGGGAATTCCTCGTCTAGGGGTAACCCCCGTGTCCTTTCGGACGCCAGGGTTACGCGCGGGTGAACCGCGCCAGCCCGTCGTGGATCTCTGTAAACAGTGATCCGCGGCGGACTGCCTCCGAGGCAAGGTTCTCCCCCGCCCATTGCGGGTAGAGGAGAGCCCCACCCGGACCGCGCGTGCGCTGGATCCAGACGTCGATAGAGTCGTTTTCGGGGAGCACATCAAGGTCGGCGCCCTGCGGGACATAGGTCCCGAGGTAGAGCCGATTGATGGACTTCCTGAGTTGACGCTCACCAAGCTTAGGTCGTTTACCAGGTCCCATCCCTAGCATGAGCACGTACTCGTTGTACAACCTTTCGGTTGACAAGAGCACGAGCTCATCCCAGGAGGGGCCTGTACACCACCTAACTTGGGGACTATCGACAGGCGGATCGGCACCACCTGGTTGCCTGACGAAGGTCCCCTCCTTCGTGAATTGGGCCAGGTCCGCCACTGCGAGTTCCGAAGCCAGCTGCCAAGTGGGATCAATGATCCCGCGAACGAGCGAGGGGACACTTTTACCCTCCTTTCGGAGTTTAGAAGTAATCCACCTTCGCTTCTTCGCAGCAGCTGACAGAGGACCTCGCAGGGGTAGACCTGTGCCCCCGTCACGCAGGGGGAGACCGTCGATCAGGCCTAGGGAAGCGCCGAGTTTCCGGAGGCCGGAGTGGTGATCGAGAAATTTGATCACCGCCCCACGGCCTCCGGGATGGTTCGCGAGGGTGGAGTCTATCGAGAGAAGCAGCATTACGGCCGTAGGTACGAAAAGATCCGAGCCGTGACCTCGAAGCTCGACGGGTAACTCCGGCCGGACAAGTCCGCGTAGGGGGATGGCACCATCTCTGGTGCCCCCTTCTACGCGCCCACCGTCCGTGGAGAACTCGTAAAGTCGTTCAAGGAAAACAGCGCGGGGACGTTTCGCGCCCACAGCCGTAAAATGCTTCCCCGGAGATGACTCACCCCCGCAGGCGCGGACCAGGGTAAGGTATCCCGATGAGACCTCGCGCCAAGTGCAGGCCAGCCCGTCGTCGCCACAGATTATAAACCTGTTGGCGGCAAAAGCTGACTTGAGCTTGACGCGACGCTCCGTCGCGGCCTGAACGGTCGCCTCGTTCCACCAAAATAGGTGAACGAGCGACAGTAAGGCCCACGACGTAGGAAGTCCCATTAGAATACCTCTCCTAGTCCGCACGGGAAGTGTCTCTCCCGGGTAGATCAAGTCCTGCGGCCCCGAAAGGCGCCGCAGAGCTTCGATCTCCCACGGAGGGAACTTCCCACCATCCTGGAGGCCGTCAACCAATGCCGATATGAGATCAAGAGGAAGGAGGTCTGTAGCCGACTTTAGGTCCGTCGACGTGACACAGTCACTCGACGCGCCCTTGAAGTAGGCGAAGACATCCTCATCCTTGATCCCAATCAGCGTTGATTGGGCCGCCGGGTCTCGTCGCAAACCCCCCAGGAGGCGCTTGCGCACGACGTGTCCGAGTAGCGAGTAGCCGGCCGACGGAGAGGTGACAATCCTCACCTTGAGGCCTCGCTCCTTGACGGGTATGACACGGTGGGGAGGGACAGAGTCCCTCTCCAAGTGGTCGTACCCGTGGCAAAGGAGCGAGGCATCTTGGAGGAGAGTCGCAACGTCCTGAGGCGGGAGATCCGTGATGGAAGAAGTGAGGGCCACCGCCTTCTCGTGGACCCCCAGCCGCGTCACGTAGCCGCGCAGACCACCCCGTCCCTTTGTGCTTTCAGCACAACTGGACAGAGTCGGAATGCCCGGCGACGAGGCGCGGTTGGGGTCCCCGAGGAAGCGGCGGCTCCAACGCTTCGACCATTCACGGATCCTCCGCAGCAGGTCTCCAGAAGTCGACCACTCGCTCGTCAGCGCTTCCCGATGGGCAGCCATGTTGGCCGATGCGGTCTCGTCGGTGCCGACGGGTAGGGCCCGGGCGATAAAGGAAGTTTGCGCAGTGCGACTCGAACCGGATCTTTCGATCCAGGACGATCGTGCTTTCGCAGACTCCTTCTTCGCCCAGGCCAAACCCTCCTCGACACCACGGGTCCGCGCGGTCAGCATGGCCGTCCTCAGGAAGCGCGATGGGAGCTCTACCCCACCCACTTTGGAGCCAGTGGCGTGGCAGTTCGCGAGAAGGACCTCTTCTAAGAAAGCAAGTCTGTCTTCGGTCAGAGCGGCCCGACGGCTAGCCTTACGGCTCCGTCTGGCGGCACCTGAACGTCGACGAGACCGGCGCCCACCATCCAACCCAGGTTCGCCCGTGAGGGCCCCCTGGGGTGGTGGTGAGGCGCTTCGCTTTCGATTTAGAGGAGGGAATTCCTCGTCGTAAACTACCCCGGCCCCTGGTGGGGGAGAACTTTGGGGCGACCAAGCAACGGTCCTTGGCGTGCTTGTTCCTCCCGTCGAACCACCTAGGCCAGAGTCGGATTGTCTTGCATGCAAGTCAATCGAAACTCTGGACTCGGTGGGGGGCGTGGGAACGAGTTTAGCCAAGGGCGGTGTTTGGTCGCCCTCAGG